GCATCCGCCCGCCGGAGGTGACCCGGTGGCGTATGCGACCGAGGCCGAACTTGTCGCGTGGCTGGGGCACCCGGTCGAGGGCGCCGGGCGGATGCTCGACCGGGCGACCCGCCGCATCCGGGCCGCGCTGATCTCCGCCGTCTACGATCCCGCCGACCCGGTCGTGGTCGCCGCGTTGCGCACCGCGTGCCTAGAGCAGTGCGCCGCGTGGGACACGGCCGGAACCGACGGGTCCGAGGCCGGGACCGATGCGGACCCGGCCGCGTGGGGGTCGGTGGCGGCCGGGTCCATCTCCCTCAGCCGGGCGTCCGGCGGCGGGCAGGCGGGCGCCGGCGGGCAGTCGTCGGCGGCCCGCGCCGCCGCGGCCGCCGGGCTCGCCGAACAAGCGTGGCTGGCGCTGCAACAGGCGGGGCTCACCGGGCACGGGCCGCGCACCGGCCCGCCGTGGGGGTGGTGCTGATGCCCGGCACGATCCCGGGGTGGCTGCTGCGCCGCATGGGGTGGGACATCACCGTGGAGCCCTACCAGGGGGACGGCCCGTGGGGGCCGTCCTACGGGGAGCCGGTCACCGTGCGGGCGCTGATGGACGCGGCGCGGCGCCTGGTGCGCGACGCGGAGGGGGCCGAGGTCGTGAGCGGGACGACGGTGCGCGTCCGCCTGGTCGACGCCGGCCATTTCCCGCCCGGGTCGCGGGTGACCCTGCCCGACGGCACCGCCCCCACGGTCATCACCACCGCCCGGCACGACGGCCGCACCCTGCCCGTCCCGTCCCACCTGGAGGTGAGCTTGACGTGAGCATGTCCGCGCGCTTCACCCCCGATCTCGGCCCGGCCCTGCGCGGCGCCCGCCGGGGCGCCGAACGCGGGCTCGGGCTCGCCATGGAACACCTGCTAGCCGAGTCACGGCAGCAGGTGCCGCACGAGGAAGGGACCCTTGAGAGGTCCGGGACGGCGGTCACCTCCGGCCTGTCCGGCGCTGTCTTCTACGACACGGTGTACGCCCGGCGCCAGCACGAAGAACTCACCTGGCAGCACGACCCCGGCAGGAAGGCCAAGTATCTCGAAGACCCGGCCCGGACCGAGGCGGACACCATGGTCGGCCTGGTCGCCGCCGAGGTCCGCCGCGAGCTTGACGGCGGCGGGGGCGGGCCGTGACGTTGACCGAGGAGGTCGCGGCGCTGCTCTCCGAGCTGGGCGCCGGCGTCTACCACTCGGACGGGTCCCCGGGCGGCACGATCTACCTCACCGCCCTTCCTCCGGCCCCGGACGTGTGCGTCGCGGTCGCGCGCTACGGCGGCACCGGGGAGGCGGATTCCCGTCTGCCCTTCGACGAGGTGGCCGTGCAGGTGCGGGCGCGCGGCACCGCGACGGACGCCCGCACCGGCGAACAGCTCGCCCAGGCCGTGTACGACGCCCTGCACGGGTGCGGGTACCGGCGGATGCCGGGCGGCACGTGGCTACAGCTCGCCATCTGCCAGGGCGGCGGCCCCGCCTACATCGGCCGAGACGAGACCGGCCGCCACGAGTGGGTCGTGAACGTCCGCCTGGAGGTCGAGCGGCCGACCGCGCACCGGCCCTCCCTCTGACCTATCCACCCCCGGCCCCGCCCGTGTGCGGGGCCGTCAGCATGTGAGGAGGTGCCCGCCGTGCTGCACAAGGTGAACGCGCGGGACATCATCGTGGAGGCGTCCGACGGCGCCGCGACCCCGACGTGGGTCGAGATCGGCGGCCTGACCTCGGTCACGATCAACGAGGGCGAGAACGAGGAGACGGCCGACACCACGACCTACGCCAGCCGCGGCGCCCACGAGCAGGACATCATGCAGCGAGGCGCGACGATGAGCCTCGAAGGGCTGCGCTTGGCCGACGACGTCACGGGTGCGCTCGACCCCGGTCAGGCTCAGGTGGTAGAAAATGCCGGCCTTGACCGGGTTGGCGTCCTGTCCCACAGCATCTACCGGTTCAGGTGGCCGATGGATGCTGAGTGGACCGTCTGGGACGCGACGACGTCTCTCGGCGAGCGCGGCGGTGGGAACAACGACAAGGTGGGGTTCGCGGCCACCTTGACCAGGTCCGGCCCGTCGTCCTCTGAGGCGGTGGCGTGATGGCGGACGGCATGACCACGGCCGAGAGCATCGAGCGCGCCGCGCAGATCCAGGCCGAGCAGGAAGCCGCCCAACCGGCGGCCGCCGAGCCGGACAGCTTTGATGCGTTCTGGGCTGAGGTCGAGGCCGCCGCGGCGCCGCCCCGGATGGAGATCATCTTGGGGGTCACGGTGCAGGTGCCGACGCGGATGACGCTCCGGACCCGGCGCGCGCTCGACGGCATCGACATGGGGGCCGCGTCCGAGGCCGAGGTGAGGAAGGTCGTCGGCGACCTGTTCGGCGCCGACGCGCTCGACGCGTGGGTCGATGCTGGGATGGATGATCGGCAGTTCGGCGTCGTCCTCGCGTGGGGAATGGCGTCCGCGATGGGCCGCGACATCACGTGGCGCGAGGCTTACGAGGCTGTGACCAAGGGAAAAGCGCCGCGCGCGGTCGTGAAGGATCGGGCACTCGCCGCGAAGACGGGCTTGACCGGTGCATCCGGCGGCACTGGTGGGCGATCGAAGGGTGGGCGCTCGCGCGGGGGATCTCGCCGCAGGCGCTAGCCGACATGAGCGTCCGGGCCTTCACGAACCTCGTGCTGGCCATGCCGCGCGACTCCGTTTTCTGGCAGCTCGTGCAGCGCGAGCCGGCCACCGTCGAGGGCGCGGACGCGTCCGCACTGCTCCGCCGCATCTGATCTGACCGTGAGGGGGTGACCCCTCATGGCCATGAACGTTGGCGAACTCGTCGCGACGCTCGACGTCGAGGACAGGGGGTACACGAGAGGGCTCACCGGGGCCGTCGCCGAGGCCCGGACGGCGGCCGTCGGCATCGAGGACGCCCTTGACGGCGTCGATGCTGAGGCCGCTGGGCAGTCGGCGGGCGACGGGTTCGTCCGCGGGCTCGACGGCAGGCTGAGAGACGGCCGCGGGCGGTTCGTCGCCGAGGGCAGCGAGGCCGGCAGCCGGTTCGGCGCCGGCCTGGCGTCCGGCGTCGGCGACGCGGCGGGCGGTCTGGCGCAGCGGACGACCGGCATCGTCGCGCAGGCGAGCAACAATGTCTGGGTACTCCTCGGGGTTGTCGCCCTGGCCATGGCGGCGCTGGTGCCGCTCGGCGCCGCGGCCGCAATCGGGATCGTCGGCGGTTTCGGGGCCGGGATCGCGGGTGTCGGCCTCGCGACGGCCGCCCAGAGCCAGGAGGTCCGCGACGAGTTCTCGCAGCTGAAAGACGACGTCACGTCGGACCTCCGCGAGATCTCCGCGCCCTTCGAAGACACCCTGCTCGACATCGCCGACACCGCTCGGTCGACGTTCGGCGAGTTCAAGCCCGCCCTCGAACAGGCGTTCGAGGACACGGCCCCGGTGGTGTCCGATTTCGCCGAGAATGTCGGGGATGCTCTAGGCGAACTCGAACCCGCGATAGGGCCGCTGACCAGCGCTTTTAACGATCTCCTCACGCATTTAGGGCCGATGCTCGGCCCCGTGGTCGAGGACATCGAGGCGGCCTTATCCGACCTCGCGGGCACGGTCAGCGAGAATCCGGAGTACTTCGCCGCGTTCGTGGCGGCGCTGCTCCAGTTCATCCCGGTCGTGATCACGGTGGTGGACTGGCTCGCCCGCGCCTACGCCGCATCAGTGGATTTCGGGCTGTGGCTCAAGGACGACGCCGTCCCGGCCGTGACCGGCTTCGCGGCGGCCGTCTGGGGCTTCATCACCGGGGTGGGCGGCTGGTTCTCCGACACGATCAGCTCGCTCGGATCGGGGATCGATTCGTTCGTCACGGGCACGCTCGCGTTCTTCGCCGGCGGTTGGGACATGGCCACGGGCGCCGTGTCCGCGGCGGGCTCCGGCATACAGACGGCCGTGTCGACCACGATCGGGTTCGTGACCGGCGTGGTCGGGGGTGGCTGGTCGTGGCTGACCACGACCACGGCCAACGCCTGGTCGGCAGCACGCGGCACCGTCTCGGGCGTCGCCGGCGGCATCCGCACGACCACGTCCGGACTCGTCTCCGGCGTGCGCGGCTCGATCGCCACCGGGTGGGCGGCCGTGACCGGCACGACGTCGTCCGCCTGGTCGTCGGTGCGCGGCTCGATCTCCGGCGCCCTGAACGGAGCGTTGAGCTTCGCCCGGTCGATCCCGGCCCGGTTCGTGTCCATCGGCCGCGGCATCATCACGGGCGTCATTTCCGGCGTCTCCGGCGCGGCCGGTGCCCTGTACGACCGGCTGCGCGGCATCGCGTCGAACGCGCTGTCCGCAGCTCAGGACGCGCTCGGCATCAACAGCCCCTCGACGGTGTTCGCCGACCAGGTCGGACAGTGGATTCCCGCCGGCATCGCCGACGGGATCACCGCCGGATCTGCGGCCCTCTCCGCCCAGGTCGCCGACATGTCGGCCGGCCTGGTCGACGCGGCCCGGCCCGACCGGGGCGCGGCCGCGGCGGGGCGCGGCGGGATCGTCGTCGAGAACGTGACCGTCAACGCCACCAGCGGCCAGTTCAACACGCGGCAGGTCCTCACCGATGTGGCCTGGCAGCTCGCCGTCTAGCGACTCGCCGTCTAGCGAAAGGAGGCGGCCGTGCCGTTCCCCGCGATCACCCCGCCGACCGGCGTCGGCGACCTGCCCGAGCCGGTCTACGGGGAGCCCTACGAAGACGCACAGGCGTCGCTGCGCGGCCTGCTGATGGACCCGCGCGCCGGGTCCGTGGTGCGGCTCATGCGCATGTCCTGGTACGGCATCCGGGCCATGCGCGCCGAGGACGTCGAGCGGTCCGGCATGCACGGCGTGTGGACAGGCACCGACCTGCTGCCCGAGGTGCAGGTGCCGATGACGCTGAGGGTCGCGGCCCGCTCCCACGCGGCCGCCCACCACCTGCTCGCCCGGGTCACCGCCGCGTTCGCCCCGGCGGCCGAACCGGTGCCGCTGCTCTACCGGATCGGCGGCACCACCTACATGAGGTGGGGCAAGCCCAGGTTGCTCGACCCCGACACCCGGTGGATGGGCGCCGGGGCGTCAACGATCGAAGCGGGGTTCGTGGCCACCGACCCGGCGTACTACGAACACCGGACCGTGCGGCAGACGGCCGAGCTGCCGGCGCCCGGGACCGGCATCGCCCCGCCGCTCACACCCCCGCTCGCCCTGCCGGACCGGCCGGGGGGCGGGGTGGTCCTCGCGACGAACCGCGGCACCTGGCCGACCTCTCCGTTTCTCCAGTTCACGGGGCCGTGGCGGACCCCCGGTGTCGCCACGGCCGGGTGGCGCCTGTCCTGGGACCTCGACCTGATGCCCGGCCAGGTGCTCACCGTCGACACCGCCGCGGGAGCCGCCTACCTCGGCACCCCCGACGCATCCCGCCCGCCGGCGGCCGGGTCCGACGTCGTCGCCCGCTGCACCCTCCCGCCGGGCACGACGCGGCTCCGCCTCACCGGGGCCGCACCGGACCCGGCCGCCCTGCCCCAGCTCGCCGCCGAGTGGCGGCACGCCTACCTCTGATCGGAGTCACCATGGCGACCGAGGCCGCTTTGCAGCCGCCAACCTGGATGGACGGCACGACCGTGCCCGCTGCCGAGCTGCGCCGCCAGCTCCTCGGGCTCATCCTGCCCCAGTCCGGCGTGGTCCGCGGCCTGGAGGTCGAGGCCATGCCGACCCCCGACATGCGGGTGCGGACGACCGCCGGGCTCGCCGGGATCGGCGACGGGGCCGGGGGGTACTACGCTGCGGACCTGGTCACCACGGTGGATCTCGACATCGCGCCGAGTTCGTCGACCCTGAACCGGCGCGATGCCGTCGTGCTGTCGATGAACGACCAGGGCGCGGCCGCACAGAACAGGTACCGGCTGCGGCTGCTCACCGGCACCCCCGCCGCCAGTCCGAGCCTGCCCGCGCTCCCGCCCGCCGACGAACCCGACGCCCGGACGCTCCTGCTTGCCGAGGTGTACGTGCGCGCGGGCGCCGAGTCGGACGGCGGTATCCGGCCGCAGGACATCACCGACCGGGCGACGCGCGCCGTGCTCGGCGGCGGAGACTGGCGCCCGCTCTCCCTGGCGCCGGGCATCCAGGCCGCGCAGTACGACCAGGCGCCCGCGTGGCGGTTCCTCTTGCCCGGTGTGGTGCAGCTCCGCGGCAGCCTGGAGAGGACGGATGGGCAGCCGATCACCAGCGGGACGCCGCTCGCGGCCGTGCCCGCCGCCGCCCGGCCGCTCGCGATGGTGCATTTCCCGACGGCCGGTGCGAGCGAGGGCGGCGACCGGGTGGCGCGGCCGCAGGTCGGCGCGGACGGCCAGATCGTGTCCTACCACTCCCCCTACGCGCCCGCGTGGCTGAGCCTGCGCGGCATCATGTACGAGGTGACCTGAGGTGTCGGTGCACCCCCCGCAGCGCCGCCAGCCCGTCTACACCTACGCGACCTACGATGCCGCGACGGGGCGCCGCCTCTCCGAGCACATCCCCCTCGCCCTCACCTCCTACGCCCACGTGCTCGGCGGGGCGGGCACCGCGACGGGCAGCATCCCGCTGCACGACCGGCGGATGCGGGACCGCGACATCCTCGGCGCCACGTCCCCGGGCCGCGCCGAGCTGTGGATCATGCGCGACGGGGTGCCGGTGTGGGACGGCATGATCACCACCCGCCGGTACCGCGCCAGCACCGGGCTGCTGACCGTGCAGGCGACCGACACCGTCCGGTGGCGGCTCGCCCGCCTGCTGCTGCGCCCCCGCGGCGGCCCCGGCAGCTCGCGCACCCTGTCGTTCACCCAGGTCGACCAGTTCGCCATCTTCCGCGCGCTGCTCGCCGACGCCCAGTCCGTGCGCGTCGATGACACGGCGCCGGCGGACCTGCGCATCGACGTCGACCCGACGCAGATGTCCGGCGTCCTGCGCGACCGCCACGTGGCCGCCGACGGCGAGACCGATTCGTCGTACCAGGGGTACGAGTTCGCCGACTACCTCGACCGCCTCGACCAGCTCGCCGACCTGGTCGACGGTTTCGAGTGGAGGGCCGACCCCTACCTGACCCCCGCCGGTGCCGCCCGTCGCCGCCTGGTGCTCGGATACCCCCGGCTCGGCCGCCCGCCCGGCCCCGACACGCACGTGGTCGAGTACCCCGGGACGATCACCGATTACGACTGGGACGAAGACGCGTCGGACACCGCGACCTACGTCGCCAGCTTGGGCGCCGGTGAGGAATCGGAGATGCGCTGGTCTGAGGGCATCGACCGGCGTGCCCTGGTCGACGGGTACCCGCTGCTGGAAGCCGCCGTCGCGAACAAGAGCACCAGCCAGCTCGCGACGCTCACCGCGCAGGCCGGCGCCGAACTCGCCCGCCGGAGCGGCCCCGCCGAGATCCCCGCTGTGGACGTCGTCGGCCGCCCGCCGGTCGCTCCCGGCGACTGGGTGCGGCTCCGCATCGACGACCGCGCGCGCTTCCCGGCCGGGACCGTCGACCGGGACGTGCGGGTGATCGGGCTCCGCACCGCGCCGGCCCCCACCGAGACCACGACCTTGACCCTTGAGGAGGCCCGCTGAGATGGGCAACCAGAACACCGCCCGCGACGACGGGTGGCTACGCCGCGTTCTCGACGGCATCGAACGGCGCCTACGGGCGCTGGAGACCGCGCCCCGCACCCGCCACGCCGGGGTGTCGACCGGCGGGCTCCACGTGCGCGGGGGGCGCGTCGTTGTCGGCGATGACGGTTCGTCGCAGGTCACGATCGACCCCGACCCCGGCGGCCTCTACCCGCGTATCACCTACGCCCTGCCCGGCCAGACCGACACCGCCACGATCAGCGCGGGCGAGTACCTGGGCGACATGGGCGTGAGAATCCAGATCGGCGACTCCTATTTCTGGGCGGGGCCGAACGGGATCGCCCTGCTCGCCTACGACACGGCCGGCCGCCTGCGCGGGTCGGTGGAGCTGGGGAGCACGGGGGTGCAGATGCGCGCCTACCGCACGGACGGCAACATCGCGTCCGGGGTGCACGCGTCGGTGTCCGGCCACGTCGGCATCACGGAGACGGCATGACCGACGACGCCACCCGCCGCGCCGACACGGTGCAGCTCGGGATTCTGAACCTACAGAACTCGGTGGACGTCGGGTTCGCCCGCGTCGAGGGGCAACTAGCTCTCGTCATCCAGCGCGCCGACCAGACCGACAAGCTCCTGACCGAGCACGCCGAGCAGATCGCCGCCATAGACACGCGCCTCGACGTCGTCGAGCGGTCCGCGGTCACGCGCGAGGACATGGAGAAGCGGCAGGCCGCATCCGCGCGGACCGTCGGCATCGTCGTCTCGATCCTCGCGCTCATCACCAGCTCGGGCGTCGCCATCCTCACGTCGCTACTCACCTAGGAGGCGCACCGTGCCCCGACCACCCCTCTACACCACCCGAGCCGAGCTGGGGTGGCCCCCTTGCCCGGCCTCGTACGCGAACCCGCGCGACGGGCTGTGCGTCCATTACGACTCCGTCGACCAGAACCTGGCCGAGAAGCCGCACGCCGCGTGCGTCGCCTACTGGCAGGCCACCCGCCGATTCCACACCGGTCCCTCGCGGGGCTGGACCTGCATCGGCTACTCGTGGATGGCCTGCCCGCACGGGCACGTGCTGGAGGGCCGCGGCCTGTTCAAGCAGCAGGCGGCCCAACCCGGCGGCAACTCGACGTTCTATTCCGTCACCCTGGCCACCGGGCCGACCGACGAGATCACCCCCGCCCAAATCAACGCCGTCCGGCAGTTGCGCGAATGGCTCATGGAGCCGGACACCAGCATCTCGGGCACCGTCAAGGGGCACCGCGACTTCATCGCCACGTCCTGTCCGGGCGACGATGCCTACGCCCTGGTGCGGAACGGGGCCTTCGCCGCGCCGCCCACCACCGACACCCCCTCGGGAGACGACATGCCCAAGCACTGGCGGTACGAGAAGGACGACTACCAGGCCCTGCCCGACGGGGAGTGGGCCACCCTCCGGTGCACCCGCCGCGGGTCGCAGACCGGCGAGCTGTACTCGTGGCTCGGCGTCGAGGAGAAGGACGGCGCCTACTTCTCGGCGACCGCGGCCGTCCGCGTCGCTGATCTGGCGCCCGGGGCCGAGGTGCAGGGCCAGTTCTTCGAGGTCGCCCGGGGCGCCGACGGCACCTGGCAGTGGGTCGCCGGGTACCCCGTGCAGTCCGGCGCGCACGTCGCCGGCGCCGCGCACTTCGCGTTCCCGCAGAACGGCAACCTCGGCAAGGGCCGCCGACTGCGCCTGCGGGTCATCCAGTACGGCGGCGGCTCCTCGGCGGTCGTCGACGACGCCCGCGTCGACGTCCTGTTCTGGGACCGCTGACCC